CTTCCAGTACGTTCTTTAGACCTTCCTTGGTCTGTCATCTCAGCAGAGCGTCTTCTTGCAAAAGCTTCTGAGTCACCTTCTTCACTTACGTCTACAGGTTTTTGTAGTTTAATTTGTTCTCTTTCAAGTACATCGTTTATAGGCATGAAAGTACGTTTAATAGGATAATAACCACCTTCTCTTTCAATTCCTCTATGAGTATAAGAAACACCTTCAACTGTGTTACTCTCAATTCCTGTAGTTCTCTTATTTAGTGAGGTAGTTCTGTCTTTAAAGTTTTTCCATCTGTCACTCAAGAGTGCTTGCACAAGAGAAGCATCGGACTCATCTAACTCTCTTTCTAATATTGCTTCTATTTTTTCTAATGGAAGTTTAGTACCATCTTTAATGTTTACAAAATTACCTAAAGACCTTCTACCTTCAGGGTCGCCTCGGTATGCTTGCATTACCAAGAGGTCAACCTTTCTGATTCTACCGTTACCGTACATTCCGTTTCCGAAATCATGGAAACCATGTATATCTCTTAACTCCGGTACATCAATAAAAGTATTAAACATTTTGTTAAACTTGTGCATACCGTAAGTATTAATAGTTTTAATATCGTTAGCTTCAATGTTGGACATTTCCACACGTTTGTTAGTTCTAGCTTCTACTACAGGGTTAACAACGTGTTTATAAAAAGCGGTCTGTAATTTCTCAAAACCTAGTTGCGTAGCGATACTTTTCATTGTCTCCATGTTACCGCCAAATACTGTCTGGTAAGTGTCAGAAGCTAATTTAGCTGCGTCACTCATTTTACCGTCACCTGCTCCATTAGGGTTGTAATCAGGGTGCGATCTAAGAGAAGTTTCAATGTCATCTCTAATTGCATCAAGGTTTTCTTTTTCAATGCGTCCTTCTCTTTCAGCTACCACTTGGTTTTTTCTCTTAGCTTTGTGTTCGATATATTTAGCTAAGTCGGTTATAGCTTGGTACTCATCGACAGTCATATCTTTATAATGAGTAGTTGTATCTGATAGTCTATCGGGGATATTAGGTACGAACTCATCTCCATCAGCTAACTTCTCTTTAATAAACTTTTGGAAGTTCTTTATTTCATTCCCGTTCTTGTTAGTTTTATTCATATTATAAACGTCTAACAATTCATTAAAAGCATCTAAAGCACCTGCTTTTTTGAGAGTGTTTTGAAAAGACTTCTTCTTGGTATTTTTCCAAAAGTTTTCGTTTTTAGTTATACGATCTTGGGCTGATTCTGATTCTCTAGCAATTTCATTATTCAATGCGGTAGCTTCTACTTGCTTATACGATTCTTCAAACTTTGTAGCGGTCCAAGCGTCTAAAGCTTTTTTCATAGAACGGCTTCTACCTCTTTCAAACCTTTTACGGTTTATATCTCTAACCTTAGTTCCTCCTATTAAATTTTTAGCTTTTCTTTTAAGTCCATCAACTGTAGGAGGTTTACCTGCTATTTTAATCACCCCTCGTCTTACGGTATTATACTCGGTCGAGGCCATTACCTTCATCTGACGTATTAAGTTTTTAGTGTTACTGGTGAATTTAGCATCTCTAGCAGTTTCTTTAGCGGGAGCAATAGTCTCTCTAGTTCTTTGACGTAGCACTAAGTCTCTAAACTTTCTTCTCTCTTTTATAGTTTTTTCATCTGGTGTTTCGGTCAATAGTCTCAACAACTCATTACCATCACTCACACCAAGCATTACCGCCGACTCTTCTACACTTACTCCACCTTTTACAAACACTTTACGTTTGTCTAAGTGCTTTTTAATTTCTGGGATTTCCAAGAAAGATTTACGTTGGTCTACAGTAAGACTAGCAGGGTCAATAGCTACAGCACTAAATCCTTTTCTAGTATGATTCTTTGTTATTGAGTTAGAACCTTCAGAAGTATCTTTCTTAACTTTAAAGTTTTTAATAATAAGGTGTTCTTTTTGTACCTTTTTTAAATCTTCATTTAGTTCCTTGGTACTAATATCTTTAAATATTTTGTCTTCGATTCTATTAAACTTTTTATCGTTCTCAGCTTTATACTGATCGGACACTTCTTTTCTAAGATCGAGTTCTAAAGTATTTAAGTTTTCTACTTGTTCTTTAGATACTACTCCTTCGATATGAGGAAATTCGATATTGTTTAAAAAGTCTTGTTCGTTTTTAATATCTGGTTTATCTGGTTTTGGAGGGTTAACTATTTTCTGAATCTCTTGTTCTGCTTCAGGAGGTAAGTCTACAACTCCGAGTTCTTCTTTAAGTTGTTTTCTCTTAACCTCAGCTTCGTTCATTCTTGTTAGAAGGTCTTGAGCATCGTTTCTAATATCTAAAGGTTTATCTCCTTCAGGAGTAAGTTTTAAATAGTCTGTAATATCAGGATGATCTTTTGCTAAATCTACAGCGTCAGCCTCATCCATTGTAATAGTTATGTTTAATTCATTTGCAGTAGCATTTAACTTACCCGACTTATCTATCAAGTTTAAAATATCTTGTTGTCTTTTAGGGTCTTCACCTGCAAAAGTTCTAAGGTCATCAAGGTCAACGTGTAGCGATTGTCTATCTTCTCCTAGGTTTTCATATAATTTATTTTTATATTTAGTCATCTCTTCGGGAGATAAGTCATTAAGCTTGGTATTTTTCATAGCGTGAGCTACTTCTAATATCTGGTTCTGTTTAGCTAATGTATTTTCTCTACTTTTTACTTTTGTTTGAGCTTGTTCAAATTCAGTTTTTAATTTACCAAGGGATAACGACCCTGTAGCTCCTGTGAAGACACCACCCGATAGACCTCCGATGAACCCTGCGTGAAGCACTCTATCTAAAGTCTCAGGACTTGCTGATCTAGTGAGAGCGTTAATGAAACTACCTTCAGTTTCATCCATCTTAGCAAACTCTGTACCTATAACTTGAACATATTCTTGAAGTGCTTCTTCTCCACCTTCAGTTACTACAGACTCAGCGGCAGCACCTAATAACTTTGTTCTTGCTAATACTGTAGGGGATTTACTTAATAATTTCTTGGCCGTTGCAGGAACCGCCATCTTGTTAAATAAAGGGTTAGATTTAGCTAATAATTTACCTCCAAAAAACCCTAGTAGACCGGAAAACATACCTACACCTTGAGAAACAGATTTTTTAGTCTCAAAGTCGAGAGCTTTACCGTCGTCTCCTTTCATGTCTCCTAAATCTTTAAATGTATTATTTCTAGTTTGAACATAAGCATCAAACATCGACACAATACCCGATGTAGTAGTAGCTGTAGCAGTAATTAACCCGGCAGCAGGAGCCCCAAAAACAGCAGTACCCGCCGCTACTGTAAGTGCTGTGGCTCCAAGAAGAAGCTTATTATCAGTATATGTCCTAGCTATGTCTCCTGCTGCTCCTAAGACTTCTCCTGCCGTTTGTTCATAGACGTTGTCTACTCCGTAAGTTTCTTTACTCATTAATTCAATATCGTTATCTAAATCATCTAGTTTATCTTTTTCAAACTCGGTTAAAGAGTTTTCACCATGAGTAAAAAACTTATTTCTTATATCATTAGCTTCTCTTCTTTTTGATGGAATATCTATTAGTCTACTCTTATAAAACTTAACTCTATTCTCCATGAAGGCCATCATATCTAAGTCGCCATCTGAAGAAGCTACAGACCTATGTTGCTCGCTTTGAGAGAGGTAATCTCTAAGACCTTCGTTAACATCGAGAGGCATATTACGTTGAGTATTTACCATTTTATCGAAGTCTTCACTATGGTTAGAATAAGAGTCCGGTGAAATCTCCATAAACTTTGCATTATTGATATTCTTGGCAGCTTCAACAGGGTTTTGCTCACCTAATTCAATAGACTTAGAAAGGTGTTGAGTAGTATCAATGACTTCAGGAATTAACGGTGCTTGAGTTTTTGCGGTAGTAGTTCCCTCTGGTGGAACCTCAGAAGTATCACCATTAACAATATTGTTATTTTGCATTCTTACCAACCTGTTCGTTTAACCAAATATTATAAGCTTCAATATCATCAGTTTTAAATTTCCCTGTAGTCTTATAATAAATCTTACTATATTGTCTCTTTTGTTGACGAGTAAGCTTTACTTCTTTTCTACCAGAACCAGTTGGATTATCCGAACTTAAAATGATTTTATTAGTAGCACCTTCTCTAAGTGCTTTAAATGATAAATCACCATCATTAATTAATTTCTGCTTGACAAACTTGGTAACAAATTCAATCTTTTCTTTCTCGCTGAGAACGTCTTCTCTATTTTCCAATTCCAAGGTTAAGAATTTAACTCCTTCATTATAATTATTAACGTCATCGTCTGTTCTCAAAGCACTAGGGAAGTCAGGATTACGCTCAATTAATCCATTTCTAATCATTTCATCTTTTAAGAATTTATCTGCTCTTTTGTAAGAAGCCAGTCTTTCTGCTCCTGTACTACTATTAGCTTTAACCCAAGCGTTGTTTAATTTAGAAGCTTCTCCAAGACTTAGGTGAGCTGTGTATTGCATTAAGTCTTCACTTTTCATATCGGTTAGTTTTTTACCGTCTACTTCATTTCCTACCCTTAATTGGTTGGCCTTAACTTGGAACTCAGGATTACTTTTAGTTTTGTTGTCTTTCGGTTTAACAGTTTTAATAATTGCTTGTTGTTGTTTAGCTGATAAATTTTCAAAAGTTTGTCCGTAGACTTTATCGTTTTCAAGCTCTGATAGTCCATTCCAACTTTTACTTAGAACGTGTTTAGCTAATACTTCATAATTTGAATCTTGCTTTCTCTTCTCTTCTCTATTTCTGAAAGTTATTGCTGTATCTCTTACTTTCAATACTTGGTTACGTAAGTCTACGTCTTTTATTTTGTTTATCTTACTAAGTTGATCTTTGTCTTCAAGATATTGAACACCATTGTAGAAATTACTAGCTTCACTACGTTGGTCAGTATTTTTTAATTTATTGTTGAGTTTAGTTTTTTGACTAGGTATTAAATAATCTCCGTAAACTTCCTTCATAGCCTTAGCTTTCTTGGTTTCACCAGAAGATATAAGAGCGTCTATAGATTTAAACACACCTTTAGAAGTCGTTTCAACAAATTGTCTTTGAGCAATAGGTGACATTTTAACATGTACTTTCTTACCGTCTTCATCTACATAAGAGAAATTACCTTGTTTTTCATCTTCGACTTGTTCTACCGTTCCATTCTCTAAACCATATAATGCAATATCTTTTTTAATATCTGATATACCTGAATTGAAATTTACAGGGTCGAGAGCATTTTCACTTAGAAAATCTTGACGATTCTTTAAAACTGTATGAAATAAATTGTTTCTATACGTTCTCTTTTGAACCTGTCTTTGACTCTCAATTCTACCGTAACCTCTTGCCTTGAACGTGTCCAAGTTAGCCTTTAAGTGTCTTTGAACTCTTTCAGGAGTATCGGAGTATTTACCTAGAAATTCTGAATACTTCTTATCTCTAGCTTCATCAAAAGCTGCATATTGTTTAGTAGAATCATCTTTAATTTGTTTTAATTTATCTAACTCTAAATCTTCCCATTGTTTTAAAGAATTAGTTCCTTCATCACTTAGTTGTTTTATCTTACTGTTCTCAGCTCTTTGCATTTGGTCGGCAACCTGTGAAGTAACCCTACTTATACCTTGTACTCTACCTGTAATTAAACCTGTAGTGTTAGGCGCACGACCTTGAATCCTTTGGCTAGTTACCTGATTGCTATTACTTTGAAGTCTTTGTATTCTTGGAATTGTAACCATTATAAACCTCTCTCATATCCTGTTATACCCGACTGTGTAGCACTTGTTATTCCTTGAAATAACACCTGAGAAGCTTGAATATCACCTTGAAGCTTTTGTAAATTCCCACCTAGTCTATAATTCCTAGCTTGAACCTTCAAACCTGCTGCTTGCATGTCAGCTCTTCTTTCGATTTCCATTTGGTTTAACCTTCCGACAAACTCACTCTCATGTTGAATAGTTGAAGCACTACCGAAGCCAACGTCAACACCCGATGCAGTTAGCTTAGCTTGTTGCGCTCCGATAGTCTTGTCGATTACCGTCTGATATTGAGCCGCTTGAGACTCACCTAAACGCTCTGCTTTGTAAGCATCTATCTCTGCAAACTGAGCGTTCATTTCACCTATATCTCTATTGAGTGCCGCTGTTTCTTTAAGGTTTTGAGCAGCAAAATATCCTCCTGCTAACTGTAAACCTGCTTGTGCTGCGAATAATGCCCCTGCTGCCATTATCTATTACTCCTGTTGAGTTTTTCTATATCTGGTATAATCGACAATATTTCAAAGTGTAATGGGTCAACCTGTCTTATCGCTACTTGTCCTTGGGTTTCCCAATTTCCGGGTATAGTCTGCTCTACTCTCATAGTTGAAGGCGGAGTCGGTTTATTACCTACAATATCTTGAAAGTTTCCGGTATATCTATATTCAATGTCGGTCATATTTGTGTTGTAATCACCGTCTTTCTCATTCTGAGCGTTCTCAGGAAATTGGTTATCAATGTATAACCCTCTAGTGTTGTGTAGTCTTAGATACAGTTTTTCGAGGTTTAGAGACTCTACAAAAGTAGGAGCTTGAGATAGAGTCGTAACATTCAAAGTTTTTATATCCATTACAATAGGTCTACCTACAATGATAATAGCTCCTTCTGCTCCTAAAGGAAGATTGTAAGTGCTTAAAGCCGCACCTAAAGTAATAGTAGGGTATGACTCTACTTTATTGTTAGGAGAGGCTATAACATAACCGTCTGATACCAAGGATACCGTTTCATTTGCTAAGTTCGTAGGAACCGCAAAACTTGTTAATATCTCAAACATCCTAAAATCTTTAAAGTTATAAGAAGGATTAGAGAATAGATATTTGTCAGGTATTCTAATTATTGATTTAATTTTAACATTGGTATCGTCTACTTTTTCATAAATCTCAAAGTCAATACTTGTGTTATCATCTGGGTCAAACCATCTGAACCTATCACCTACCGAATAAGTAAGAAATACATTTGTAGTCGATGAACCAATTACAGAATACTCGTAATTTTCAGTAGTATCATTTGCTAATATTTCATCTACAGTCATTATTTCACTTGTAGCTAAACGATCAGTTAATAAAACATAGAAACTATTTATTCCATTCATAGGGAAGTTAAAGTTTAGTTTATCGTACTCAGGAAAGTCGGATACTCTTTGAGGTAATACGAATCTTGGCAATGAAACTTCAATATACCTAGTTCCGTTTTTATTTACCACATAGAAAGTAGTATCAGGGTTTTCAGTACCTTCAACTTGTTCTACAGGCCATCTCTCATCACCTCTAGTCCAAGCTTTCATCTGATGCTCATAATGATATGTAAAATAAGCTAAAGTTCCATCTGAAAAAGTCACAATAACCAAAGGAGCGGAACCGTTTTGGAAAGTCCATGTCGTTATAGTTTTACTTCTGAAAATATGATTACTGAATATACTATGTTCTATAGTTGTATAAGTTTGGATATTTCTTGAATATATTAATTGCCTTACACTATTTGTAGTCTTATCAATAAAGAATACACCGTCAGGTACAGCTAATGGAGCTACAGTCTCGTCAATAATCCAGTTTCCTACTTTAGTTAACGCCAAGTTATCTATATTTAAAACACCTGAATTTACAAATATTCCTACAGTAGTAAAAACTACTAAACCATTATTGCTAACCATTCTAAGGACTTCTGCTCTACCTGAACCGGACTTAAAACTTAGAGCTGAGTTTGCATCGTAAGGAAAGTCTCTGTAGAAGTTATTCTCATACCCGGGACGAGAAGCTAATATCGCTTCAGTTATAGTTTCATCTGTAATTAATAATCTCTGTTGATAAATAACACCTGTTCTCCCATGAGTCTGAATAGCGTTTTTACCGTTTAACCCTGCTTCTGTTACCAAGGAAATAGGACCATTTGTAAAATCCGCAGTAGAACCTAAGTCTGTGAATGAAGCTACTCTACTGCTGACAGGAACAGAAGAATAAGTAGAACTTCCTAAATATCCGTAAGCTCCACCATTAGAAGGTCTTCTATAAACTCTTATCTCTGTAAAATTATCATCTACAGTTACCGTAATAGTGTTACTTTGTCCTGAAGCTACAGGTACATTATGTCCACCGGGTATTTCCAATATTTCACTCTCTTGACCGTTAACAACCTGAGAAACAGCATAATTAGCAGCATATCCAGAAGAACTATTTATTGCTACTCCACCATTGGTAGGTTTTCCACCTGTTACACCTAAACCAAAAGCTGTAGCAAAATACTCAAAAGTGACTGTACTGTAGTCAAACTTCAGTGTTTCAAAACCTTTTATGAAAATATATACGTATTGTTTACTACTAACAAAATTGATCTGAGATAATTCATCTTCGGTCAATGCTCTAAATGTAGTACCACCGTCAGGAGTAAAAACTGTGTCGGTATTAGTAAAACCTACGGTCACAGAGTGTCCGGTAGAGAAATCAAAAACATTTACAAAATCTAAACCCCATTGAGTTAAAATAGTAGTGTTAGGTGGTCTATAGAGTCGGAACTTTTTATTTAAAAAAGGTATGCTAAAATTAGCTCTACCCGGTAGAGAAAGGATACTTCCTGTCTTTCCGATTATTACGTTACGAGCTGTATCTAATCCTTTACCAAACTTATGAAGAGTTACATTGTCATGTAATACAGGGTCAAGCTCACCAGTGGAAAAACTCAATAATGATTTTAAGGCCATTATGAAATCCTTGTCTCTACAAACTCCGATCTAACCGAGTCGTCCTCGAAGATAAAGTTTTCAATTTTGTCTAACTCTTGAGCTTCTAACTTGGCTACGACATATTCCCCTTTAATCGACTCTCTAAGAGACTTTGAACCTTTACCGACTAATAGTGGTGTTGTCATGTAGGCGAGGTTTAGAGCTAAAGCTTTAGCCGCTGAAGCACTGAAATACTCCAAGGATACATTTTTAGGGATATATTCAGCTATAGCAGCAGGTTCATTAGTGAAAATTGCTTTTACACCATTGCTATGAATCCTAACACGTTTAGAAATATGTGATCTTACTGTATCGGTTAGAGCAGCAGTTTCAATGCGTCTAAATACAGCACAATTAATAGGATACTTATAGACATAATTCCAGTGAAGATCACCCGTTAAAATTTCAATCAGTTCCAAAGGTATTTTTACTGATAGCGTATCTAAATCTAAATCTTGAAGGGTGCTGAAAAGAGCTGTGTCGTAGTTTACATTTAATGCTCTTACCTCGTTACTTGTGTCGGTTTCGACATTTGTAAGTTCACGAGATAAGAGCATTGCATTTAAAGCTAATTGGTAAATTTTCGTTTTAGTGTAGGACATAAAACCCTCGCATTAGTGAGCGAGAGTAATATTACTTCGCCTTTTTCTTGTCTTTAAAAAATTGTACTCTCTTTCTCTCCATTTTGGAATCAACACATTTCATCCATTCACCGAGTTCAGAGAAATCTTTAACCATGAAGCGAGCACCTTCGCTTAGTCTACGCTGTGCATAAAAACCTGCACGAGTAGCGACCACTTCAATCTCAGACTTACCTTCAGCTCCCTTTACAGGAGCTTCAGATTTTTTAACATTAGGTAAATTTTCCATTTATTATACCTTTGCGTTAAGAATTTTAGGAAAGCTTTTATATTTAGCAATCTCATCTTGAGGCATAAGGTAAACATCAGCAGTAAGAGTTGTAGTACCACCAGTAGCAGTATTTCTAAAACCGATATACTTACGAGTCATTACCCCTTGAGGAATTGGTATTTCTACTTGATCTCCAAGAGCTAAATTAGCCGCTAGAACACTAACAGAACTAAGTACCTCTACGTTAACTGAAAGAGCTGCATCATCGGCTTGAATAACCTCAAGAACGTGAGTAGACCCTGCTCCTGCTGCGACTACAGGAAGTACCAATAAAGCCATACGACGACCAATCGAAATATCTTGAGCCGCTGTTTGTTTTTCATAAGCGTTTGTTGAAACTGTAGCTACACCTGTGAAGGCCTGAGCTACAGATAATTGGTTTTGAATATCGAAATTCATGTTTCCTCCAAAAAGGTGTTAAAAGGAGCCTTTCGACTCCTTTATTTATTATACTACTTTAGCTTCAGAGTTCAATAAAGCATCCATGCGTCTAACAGGTGAACCAAGGAAGAAAAGAACTTTTTGTCCTTGGTAGTTGTCAAAACGAAGTCCTGCACCTGCGCCTACTTTAGTAAGAGCTTGTTTATGAAGGTGAGCTTCAACAGTTCGGTTAACGTACCAAACACCCATTCCATTTTCAGGATTAAAAATCTTGTAGTCAGCAGAAATCATAAGATCAATAAGATCGGCAGCTCCGGTCCCGGATACAAGGTTAGAAACATCAATGTTTGCAATACGAGCAGCTTGTCTAAAATCCTTTACGACAAGACCATGATCTATTTCAAATTGTTCTTCATAACCCCAAATTGTACCCGGATTACCGTTTGCATCAGTCGATTGGATAGGAACTAAAAGTCCACCTTTCGAGCGATCTGTACGTTTAAGACCTGCTTGAGTTCCTTTAGGATAAACACCAAAAACTGATCTTTCACCCCAATGAATTTTCATAATTGAGCAGTTGTCTGAACCAGTACCACCTGCATCAATAATTTGCTTAGAAGTTTCTTCAGCAACATTAAGAGTTGAGTAAATATCAAAAAGTCCTGCGGTTTTCATGTTGTTATCAGCAGGAGAACCGTAAGTAAGAAGACTTGCGTGTTCTTGAGACATAGCTTGAATATGTCCTTGTGCTTGGTTCCATCTATTATAGTTAACACGATCAGCACCACCACGTTTAGCTACAGCATCATCCATTACTGATTTTGACTCAAAGTGAGCAGCAGTAAATGTTCTTTCTTCAGTTGTACTTTTTGAAGCAGGAATGGCCTGGTTAGCTTTACGGTAATAAACATTAGGTAGAGCAGAACGAATATCTTCTTTATGAACTGTCCCTTCATTCATTTCCATATAAGGAATATCTCTTAGTGCAGAGTTAAACTGCATAAGAACTTCAGCGACTTTGCCGATCTTCTTATCTTTACTTTTTGCTACATCGGCTAGTGTAACAAGATTCGAGCCTAAAGCTGCCATAAATAACCTCCGTTAATTATTCATACATTTGATCTATTTCGTTAACTCCGTTATTTTCCTCGTTAGCGTCCCCTGCTTCAAAAGAAGTTGTAGGGTTTATAACTCGGTACAACTTAGCTAAATCTTTCATAATACTAGGAGGCAACATACCACCCTTATCTGTCAAGATTTTTTTAGTATTTTCCATATAATTATTTAACACTTGAGCTGCGTGGTGGACATTTCTATCATAATTATCACCACCAAACTCAGAATCAGTTTCTAACTCGTTTTTCCATGCTGATTTTTGCTCTTTAATGAGTCTTTCTCTTTCCGAATTAAAATCAGACTCTTCTTGTTTACTGTACTCAACAAAAGCTGAAATCTGTTCTTCAGAAAGCTTGTTATTTTCAGCGAGAGCAGAAATTCTTTCTTTGTTTACGCCTTCTGGGAGTTCAGTTAAAAGTTTATCAATATCTTCTTTTTTTAATGCTTCCAGTTCTTCGGGTTTATCTTCGGGTTTATCTTCGGATTCCAGTTCTTCTTCTTTTGGGTCTTCCTCTTTTGGTTCCTCTTTATCATATCCCGGAAGAGTTTCGAGTTCTTCTGGTTCTTCTTTAGATTCTTTTTTAGGTTCTTCTTTAGATTCTTCAACTTTCGGTTCCTCTTTGTCATAACCAAGATCATCGGTCTTAGATTCTTCATCAGATGGAGCTTTTTCTTTAATTTCTTGTGCGTCGTAACCTGTTGTATTAGGTAGTGGTAAACCCGTTTTCGATTCTGTACTGTCTGATGAGGTCGTCATATCTCTCCCTTTCTATTGTAGATAAAAGTGACCCTGCTATTTTTGGGTCAGCTTCACTTATTAACTTAAATATTGAATTTCCTGCTCTTAAAAATCCTAGTCTATCATGTAGTTGTAAACCTTCAAGTCCTTGTTCTGGTAGTTCACCAACATCAAAAGACTTGAAAAGATATTTAAAAATATCTTGCCCTTCTTTGCTTTTTAAAATTTGAATGATGGCCAAGAGAACATCTTGGTGTTCTAAAATATCTCTACGTTCTTTCGACTCTTCAAAGTCGATCATTTCTTCATTAAGCGTTTTCATTATTTAGAAGTCCTGCTGCATTAGCGTCTTTAGCGGCTTTTGCCATAGCAGGTGCAGTTTGCTCCATTGCTTGTTGTCTGGCTTGTTGTTGTCTGGCTTGGTTTCTCATTGCTTCGACTTTACTTTGTGGATTATTCAATCCGGCAGGTAAGTAAAGTCTGTCCTCGATAATGTCTGCATACTTGTCAAGATTTACCTTATCCAAAACAGAAGGGTCTAGTTGAGCTACGTTCATCATTGCGGAAACGTATCTATCAACAGAAGGTAAATCAGCGGCTTTCTGAGCTTGAGCAAAAACAGAAACAAAATCAGGCTTTAATACTTTACCCTCTAACTCTTGAGGGACTGTTTGAAGGTATGGGTCTTCAAACAGTGTGTAGTCCATAATCCACTCTACAACAGGTACGTTATAGGTACTATTCAACGACTGAAGATTAGGACCGATAATACGTTGTTGTTCTTCAAGAATAGCATTTGTCTCTGTGGCCGTTCTTGTTCTTGGATTACGAGTTAGGTAAAGTAGAAAATCAGCATAATATAATTTATCTACAACTTGATGAAGATCACCTACGTCTTGAATCAAAGCTGAGATAGCAGGACTAACTTGAAAAATAGGCTCTAACTTTTGTTTTAACCCTGCTGATTTACCATCAATAGGTACAAAAGTATTAGGAGTATGAGCAACGTAAGACTTCCTTAAGCTTGCCGGACCCTGTAAAGCAGGATGTACAATTTGTTCAAGTGCTTGGTCTTTACTAATTGCTTTTTTATTAAGTGACTTGATTATACCAAGAGCATCGAGTGTCGGACCTTTTTCACCGTACTCAAATTGCTCTGTGGATTTACCTACTACGAAAGGTTTACGTTTACCTGTATGTCGTTTTAGAAATAAACCGTCGTCTATACTCTCGTCATAGTTATAGTCGGAAGCATCACCAGTATTAAAGCTTCCGTTTGATGACCCTAGCTCATAAGTTAGCTCTAACCATCTTCTATTTCTTATATCTTCTGGAGTTGTAAAGTCGTAATCAGGGTTAGGCATAACCACATGGACTATATCTACTTGTCTCGTGTAGTCTCCATCCTCGTACATTTTCCTTACTCTTTTAGAAATATTACTCCAATCTTTCTTAGCGTACTTATCTACTACAGCTTTTACAGGCAGTATGAACTCTCTAATTAAAATCTCAGCTTGGTTATAAGCATCATCGAGAACATAATACGAACCCGGAATAAGAGTATGAACGAAAAAACCTGTATCGGTAGTTTCAAAATAATGTGCGCCTGTATTTACTACACCGTAGTCATTGTAAAAGAATCCGGCAGCATTATAAAAGTTTGAAGAACCTAAATTAATTAGAGTCCTTTGAGTGAAGTGTTGTAACCATGCTTTTACATTCTCTTTATCATCTGCTTGACCGTCTTTACTTCCGACTCGATACCAAGGACGGGAAGCGGAAGTGTTACCTTCTAAAAACCCTGCTTGGAACGATCGAAGTCCTAAGATGTGTGTAGGGTCTACAATATGTTGGTTTTTTCTCTCACCACGAGTCTGTGATAAAATCCATGTAGCTCTATGGGGTAGAGTCCATCTCAAACAATCCGCCCATGTCCCACGAACTTTATCGAACTTCTGTTTGGCTCGTTGCCTTAGATATTCTAAATGTTGTTTAGACCCTGCTTTCATTATAGACCTAGAAAATCAGTTTGGTTGTTTAGGATACTTAGTTGTGCTCTTGAAGCTCCCACTCCTGAATTTTTACTGCTATTTCTAGCTGAAGCGGCTGCATTTGAAGATTTTACCTGAGCATTAGCATTGGCAGTTTGTTGGTCGGCTTGTTGTTTCTTAGCTGCGGCCTGAGCTTGTTCAAATTGAGTTCTTGCTAAAGCGTTAGCTTGTTCAGCAGCTTTAGCTCCTGTTATCTCTTTGGTTGCATCTACAGCAGCACCACCGACTACACCTTTATTAACGTCAAAACCGTTATGTGTACCGCTAAAACCTACACTTCCAAAGGTTACAGTATTAGTAGCTACATTAAGCGCATCGTCTAAGAAATTACCACCACTACCCATGTTAAACCTCCATACGATAAAGAGTCTCAAGCTCATTAAAGCCATATCTCTTTAAACTTTCCGGTTTAATATTAGTATGACCTGTCAACATAGTATTTATATGATTAGCTTCATCCTTACCAATGTCAATAAATTTGTTAAATAGAAGGTATGTTGCCTTACTATGACCTTTCACGACATAAAATAAAAGTTGTTGGAGTATTTTTATCTCAGGATTGAAAATACAGGTACTTAAATAAGAAGAATGTATCCCTACGACCTTTCCGTCTTTCATGGCCACCAAGAATACACCTTTAGAGATCATTAACCACCATCTAGTGTTCATAGGGTCATACATACCCCCATATATAGTGTTTAACTCGGGTATATTCTCTTTAATGAACTCATATAAAGGTTTAGTAATTGCGTTCAGTCTACAGATTGTATAGCTCATCCTCGTCGTACTCCTTCATTTTATAAGCATTGGAACCTATCTCCACTCTTCCTCTCTCGTTGAAGTCTAGCTCGTTCTCAGGCAGCTTGTCTATGACCTCATACGCTTCCAAGAGTACACACCCATCTGCAAGGTCAGGAGATTTACCTACACGCTCTTTAATGTCTATTTTAGGCTCTGCAAGCTTTTTACCTGTCACTTTATGTCGAGTACCCTTGGTCCAACATAGCTCTTTTTTAATCCGTTCAACCCACTCTTCTTTACGGGAGTCCAAGACACCACCTTTAAGTAGTCCTTCTTGTGTCTTGTAATACATCATAGCTCTGATGTTGGCATACCCTGACATTTTACGGTCCGGCTCATCTGTAGGTGAGTTAGCAAAAGATACTAACACCCAATGAAATTTTTGAGCGTTCATTGCTAAAGTATAAATACCTGTACCTTCACCTTGGTCAATATGGACTGCATCGGCTTTTAATTTCCTCTCCCAATAACATAGCTTGTTGTACGTTACTTGGTGAGTGTCACCCTCTCGTTTATTAAGCTTAAACACTTCAAGTAAGCAACGATAGTGACCTTGTTTGTACCATATAGTTGTCTCATCTCCACCTGTCCAAGCAGGGTCACAGCCAAGGACTACAGGGAAGTCTTCAACCGTTGATTTATCAAAGTTAGCTCGTCTTGCTAGTGCTGCTTCTACTGCTTCAATTTTTATAATAGAGTCTTTAGCTGATTTACGAGGTAGACCTCTAACACGAACTCTAAAGTCGTCGTTCTCTTCATCTCCACCTGCTTCAATAAGCCACGTTTTTATCTCAGCAGGGTCAATGTGATCTAACTCTCTAGTGTCAATCCTTCTACTATTCCATATAGCACTTGACATATTTTGTTCAAACTTAGATTCAGGGTCATCACTGTTACCAAATGCCAAGAATAATTTAATAGTGTCAGTCTCGGTAAACGCTCCCTTACAGTAGTCCCAAATAATAGCAGGGATACCCGGTGCTTCTTCAAAAACATAAGCTACTGCACCACCTTTGTTATGAAGACCTGATATTGAAGCAGGGTTTTGCTCCTGCCAAGTAACAGTATCAATCCTCCACGACTCTGCTTTCTTCTCGTTCTTTGCCTTGATGCTTGTACCAAACTTTTCAAAGAACTCATCAACATATCTTGCCCTTCTAAACCATACGTCATACTCAGGCCATACGATCTGCTTCATCTGTGGGTCGGTGTTGGCAGTAAGTCTAGCTCTCAGCCGTTGCGTGTACATCAGCATTATCATAGTCATAGCACCAAACGCAGTTTTAGCAGCACCGTTACCTGAAGATATGCAAAGTCTATACGTTTGGTCCCTCGTTACAGGATTCTTGAAGTGCTTACTCATTTTCTTCCACTCTTCAAGCTGCCATCTATAAGGTTTAAACGTCTCTAACTCCGTCCCTTTCTCTCCAAATGGAAATATCAAAAACACCAGTTTATGAAAGTCGTATCGGTTCTTATCAATAAGCTCACTAAATTTACTTACACTACTCACAGGTGAACTCCCTTATAGCAAACCAACCATCACAATGAGGGCAGTACACTAACTCTCCACCTTTGTCTATAACTTTTTTACCGCACCCACTCTTTAATTGCCGCTTGTCCCAATACCTTATACCTCCAAGAGGAAGCTCTTCAACAAGCTCCCATCTCCTACCCTCATATTCCCTTGTAACGCCTTCTGGTCTTGCACCTGTATGAATAGACATATTAATCACCTCGAACCTCTATAACCTCTATAGCAGCTTTATTTGCCCTGCTCACACTCTCAAGTAATAAAGACTCCATATTTTTAGTCACATCGTGCTCTACTTTAGTAGTTAACTTAAATAATTTCTTCTCACGACCGATTAGCTCAGTCGCTTTCATTTTATCATAGAACTCAACCTTAACAAGCTTACCAATGACAATGCGCTGCTTCATACCGTTCATGTCCTCAGAGTTCTGGTACAAATTTTTACACTCAAATTTACGGATACCTCGCCTTACCTCAGCAGGTATGTCATGCATACTGTCTTTAACTGTACCATCAGCGTTGAATACCAAAGCAGGGTCTATATCAACTACCTCTTTAACCCTTTTGACTATCTCACTTCCATCAAACCCGTGTTTCACTGCTTGGTTTTTCACCAATGCTCGTATAGCTTTACTAATACCACTCGTGTTACGCATACGTTTCCCTTCGCTTGGATGGATACCTGTCATCTCTGAAGCTTGGGCGACATTCTCACACTCCAAGAAACTCTCTATAAACTTGCGTACTTTTTTACTTTTGAAAGCTGATTTACTTAGAGTTCTGCTGAGTATGTATTCTGTCTCATCGTGGGATAGTGCTTTCTCTTTATTGTCAATCTCTTCAAGTTTTTTTTCTAACTCTCGTATCTTTAGTTTCATACGTTTGTTTTCAGTTACCAAAGGATTAGTTTCTTTTTTAACTACAGGCATCTCCATAAATTCTCCTTGATTTTTGTTCATTATCTTATATGTGGTTCATGTTTGCAATCGGGTCATAGGTGGTGGGTCATGGTAGGTGATGATGGATGGTAGTGGTATATATTTTTCGGAGTCGGTTTATTTCGTAGAAATTTACAAAAATTTTTGAATCGACCTTTACATACATACAACGCCCTTAGAATTTTTGCCCCACCCCCTCCACCTTTAAAACTCTTTAAATTCTCTCTAGGAAAATTGTTCAATACGCCCCACTACCTCACGCAACGTAAAGTCAATACATTGTGCTTCATTATGTGCCATGTGTTTAAAAAACGAGGTCCATATCTCCATTCTAAGACGTTCCAATGATCTCACCCATACCAAAGCAAGGAGTAATATTACTTAACTATGTTGACTTAACTATGTTGACTTAACTATGTTGACTTAACTATGTTGACTTAACTATGTTGATAAACTCTGTAGTAATTTGTGAGAGAATGGGCCACGCTTCGCTCACATCTACTTAACTATGTTGAGTCACATTAACTTAACTATGTTGAGTCACATCTACTTAACTATGTTTTTACTTAACTATGTTTACTTAACTATGTTTTCTGTTTTTTTCTTACATTTGAACCAGATACCAAGAAGTTAACAATTTCAACTACTTACTCTTTTGTCATATCCAAAATAACGTGCTATTATGTTAGAATTATTAGACTTTGCTACTAGAAGTAGGCAGTTTTAGTGTCATAGGCGTTACAAGCGCCGTAGGGCACTTAAACACTATGACTATATTACCTCTGAAATACCTAGAAATATCTAACATAACACTTAAAACTGAATAATATCAATGACTTATCACCATCTCTTGGTAATATCTCACCTAATTACAATAACTTATAAGGTGTAACGCATCCTGACACCATTGTAAATCTTACAACTCAACTATGTTTTTTACTTAACTATGTTAATATAAGTCAACTTAGTTAATTACATGAAACATAGGACATAACAATGATGAGTACAATATTAGCAATCATAACAACATTTCAAGTTAACAGTGCAATAGTCGATGGTAATGTTATTGATCGTTTGAAACAAGCGACTAATGAAGTTGAATGTGTTGTTAACAATGACATGAAATCTTGTGTTAAGCATTGTACTTGGATTGATAAAAATGGAATTGATTATAACGATAATGAAGCACAATTATGTGAAGCATTAATAATAGGTGAATAATCACTTATATAACTTTAGGAGTATAAAGATGAGAAATTTAATTGTAGCAATGACGTTGGTATTAACAGTTCAATCAGCTTCAGCAGTAGTTGAATGTGAGAAAGTAGGGCGTTATTGGAGACCAAAGAACGCATTGGCCGTTGAAATAGCTCAAGCGTTGAGAGTAAAAACCTGTACAGGTGGTAATTTTCTAAAGGTAGTTAAAGGCATTGGAGAGAGTACAAATTTCACTGTAGCACCAAAAAGACTTAACACCGAAGAACTAATCGCAAAGCTCAAGAAGTCTAAATAATTTATAGGCCTTGTGAAGTGTAACGCTTCATGAGGCTTATTAAGTTATTTAGAGTTAACATGACTAATAGGAGGATAAGACAATGAAAGTTTTAAAGAGTCTAAACGATTGTGTAGATGAATCACTCACGCATAAGGGAGAAAATGAATACTTCGCTTGCGACTTTATTGCAAGCGAAGAAAATGAAAGTTTTAAAGTTGACGAAGCCTCAATATGCAATAGAGATATTTTGTTATTCTCTGACAAGGCTACGCTTAATTATTTAGTTGATATTTATGGTGATAAAACAACGATTGAATTATTTAATATTGATTATTAGGAGGATAAGACAATGAGATATTTATTAAGAAAAAATGATACTGAAATTGAAGCCACTCATGAGGGAGATACCATTGTAAAAATTATAGACAATGAGGGACGAGAGTTGAGAGTTATTA